GAGGCCCGCGCCGTGCTGCGCCTGAAAAAAGATCCCGACGGCAACGCTCTCGGCATCAACCCCGGCACCACGCCGCCGGATCCCGCAACTGACCCAGCGAAAGAAGCCAAGCCATGAAAAACCGGCTGCTCAATCTGTTCTCGGCGAACACCAGGCGCGGCAGCTTCAGGGCGGATGCCGGCGCCAATACGATCGAGCTCTATGACGTGATCGTCTCGAGCGAGGCCGAGGCCTCCTGGTATGGCGGCGTGTCGCTGCAGGCGTTTTCCAAGGCGCTTAGCGGCATGAACGGCGACGTTCACCTGCGCATCAATTCGCCGGGCGGCGACGTGTTCGCCGGCATTGCGATGGCGCAGCTGATCCGCGAATACAAGGGCGGCCAGGTCGTCGCCCATGTCGACGGTTACGCCGCCTCGGCCGCGTCGCTGGTCGCGATCGCCGGCGCCAAATGCATCATGGCGCCGTCGTCGATGATGATGATCCATAAGGCCTGGACCTTTGCGATCGGCAATTCCGACGATCTGCTCGAGACCGCCGATCTGCTCGACAAGATCGACGGCCAGCTCGCCGAAACCTACGCCGCCAAGTCGGGCAAAAAAGCCGCGGAATTTACCGCGATGATGGCGAAAGACACATGGTTTACGCCGCAAGAGGCCAAGGATGCGGGGCTTTGCGACGAAATTGCACCCGATGCCGCCAAACCATCGGCGGCCGCAGCTGCAGCACTTTGGGACATGAGCGCATTTGACAATGCGCCGAAACCGCCGGCGTCAGCGGCGCCATCCCAAACCGAATCCGAAAAGGCCGCGGCGCTCGCCGCTGCGGTCGCCGTAACGGCCGCAGCCGAGGCTGCCGCCGCCGAGTCCGAGCGTCAGCAGCGCATCCGCGCCCTGCAGGCTTTGCTCGTCACTGCTGCCTAGCGAGCGCTGCTCAACAGACAGACCACGCCGCGGCGATCCCGTCGCGGTGCCTTTCCCATGGAAAAAAAAGGACGCTCGATTATGAGCATTCAATCACTACGCGAGCAGCGCAACGCCAAGGCCAAGGCGATGGCTGATCTGACCGACGAAAAGCGCAAATGGAATGCGGCCGTCGACAAGCCGGTCTGGGATACGCTGCTGGCGGAATATTCCGAGATCGACGACCAGATCAAGCGGATCGAGCAGGTCAACGCGTTGACCGCCGAGCAGTTCACGACCGACACGGTCGTCGCGGCTGCGGCGCGCGCCGGCAAGGACAAGAAGTCGCCGGCCTCGCTTCGTTTCGCCCGCTGGGCTCGCGGCGGCGATGCCGCGCTGACCAATGAGGAATGGATGACCATCCGCGCGGCGATGTCGACGACCACCGGCAGCCAGGGCGGATTCACCCAGGAAACTGAGGTCGCCCAGCAGGTGCTCGACGCGCTGAAGCTGTTCGGCGGCATGCGTGCGGTCGCCGAAGTGTTCCAGACCGCGATGGGCAACCCGATGAGCTTCCCGGCCTCGGACGGCACCAGCGAAACCGGCGAAATCATCGGCCAGAACACCACGGCAACCGCGCTCGATCCGACCTTCAGCGCGATCCCGCTGACCACTTACAAGTTCTCGTCGAAAATCGTCGCGATGCCGTTCGAGCTGCTGCAAGACAGCCAGGTCGACATCGAGTCGTTCATTCGTACCCGGCTGGTGACCCGGCTCGGGCGCATCACCAACACCAAGTTCACGCTCGGCGCCGGCGACGGCTCCAATGAACCGATGGGCATCATCTCGGCGGCAACCACCGGCGTGACCGCGGCCAATACCACCTCGCAGGTGACGGCGATCCTCTACAATTCGCTGCTCGACCTGGTGCATTCGGTCGATCCGGCCTATCGCAACCTCGGCAATTGCAAGTTCATGATGGCCGACGGTTCGATCAAGGCGATCCGCAAGATCACGGATACCCAGCAGCGTCCGATCTTCGTGCCCGGCTGGACCTTTGCGATTCCGACCGGCGGCCCGTCGGCCGGCGCGCCAGACTCGATCCTGGGCTATCCGATCCAGGTCAACCAGGACGTCGCCGCGATGGCGGCTTCCGCCAAGTCGGTCGCGTTCGGGGATTTCTCCTACTACAAGATCCGCGACGTGATGGACGTGCAGATGTTCCGCTTTACGGACTCCGCTTACACCAAGCTCGGCCAGGTCGGTTTCCTGGCCTGGATGCGCTCGGCCGGCAATTTCATCGACGTCGGCGGCGCGGTGAAATTGTTCGTCAACGCCGCGAGCTGATCGCGGTCCGCAAAATCCGCCGGGGCGTTCGCGCCCTGGCGTGTTGCCGCAAGTGCCTTTTCTCCCTCTCAACCCCACGGGAATTTCCCATGAAAATCGTGATGCAGTCCGTCATGAGCGACGGCAAAAAGATCAACCTGAATCCCGGTGATCCCGTCGATACCGACGACAAGAAATGTCCGATCGATAGCGACGAGGCGCATCGCCTGATCGACGTTGGCGGCGCGCGTCTGCAAACCGCTGCCGAGGCCGAGGCCCAGCTTGCGGCTGCCGGGCCGCGCACCGATGGCCCGACCGTCGCCGAATGGGTCAAGTCTGGTTACGCAGCCAGCGCTTACCCGCCGAAGGGCTACACGTCGAAAAGTACCGATGAGGAAATCGCTGCTGCGGTCGCCGCCGAAAAGGCCGCTGCAAAAAACTGATGCTCGCTGCGGATTGGCGCAGCACGCCGGGACGCGCAACGCGCGCGTCCCGCCATCACCAGACGGGAACATCGCAGATGAATTCACCCCTGATCGTCATGGTCGGCGCGGACAAGGGCGGCGTCGGGAAAACCCACGTCTGCCGCGCGCTGCGCGATTATATGGAAATCCCGGCGCTCAAGGCGTTGCCGCGCCCTCGCTTGCTCGACGGGCAGTTTCCCAGGGGCGACATGGTGCAATTCTGTCCCGGCGCCGAGGTGATCAACATCACCGACATCTCGGATCAAATGAAAGTATTCGATACGCTTAGCGGCGTGACGATTGTCGATATTCCCGCCGGCTTGCTCGGCTACACGCTCAAGGCCTGCGACGAGGCGCGGCTGCTCGAGGACGTCCGCAACGGGACGCTGCGGATGGCACTGCTGCACGTCCTGGGGCCGTCGATCTCGTCGCTCGACGAAATCGCCGAGGCGACGCAGATGCTGGGCACGTCGGCCAAGCATTTCATCGTCAAAAATCATATCAACGAAACCAATTTTTTCGAATGGGACAAGGATTCCAGCTACGCCAGGTCGCTGCGCGCGCTGGCCGACGTCACCATCAGCGTCTCGCACCTGGACACGGTATCAAACGAGGCCGTGCAGCAGGCCAAGGCGCCCTATATCGAATTTGTCGGCGGCACCGCGAGCCGCACGCTGCGCGGTCGCGTCGCAAAATGGCTCGATCGGACCTGCGCGGAGTTCGATCGCGTCGGCCTCGGCGCGCTGATCGAGGCGACATTCCGGCCAGCGGTCACCCAGGGCTAAAGCGCAATGTTTCATAACCACGATTTTAGCGATGGCGGCCGCACGGTGCTGATCGCGGTGCCGACGCTACCGGCGGTGACCCTGGCCGACGCCAAGGTCGGGCTCGGCATCACCGACACCAGCCAGGACACCATCGTCGCCGCGGCGATCGCGGCGGCCGGCGATGCGCTGGACCCGGCCGCCGGCGGCTGGCTCGGCCGCGCGCTCCGCACCCAGACATGGGAATTGCAGCTGCGCAGTTTCGGCAGGCATCATCGGCGTAATTTTCAGTTCAACCCGCGCCAGGCGATCGAGGCGCATCATATCGCGCTGTCTTATCCGCCGCTGCAGAACGTTCTCAGCGTCAAATATTTCGACGTCAACGGCGTCGATCAGACGCTGGCCCTCGGCACCGATTACCGCGTGCTCGGCATGGGCCAGGTTTACGACAAGGCCCGAATTGCCCCGCTCTATGCCAAGGCGTGGCCGACGCCGCGCGTCGATGACGGCTCGGTCCGGATCCAGTTCACCTGCGGCTATGACGACAGCGCGCCGCTGACGGCAATGCCGCGGGGGCTCAAGCAGGCGATCATCCTCGGCGCGCGCGCGCTGATGTCGGTCACCGGGCGCGACATGCTGCTGTTCGAGGATCGCGTCGACGGCATGGGCTTGAAGCGCTACCAGAACAATCCGGCCGCCGCCGACATCGTCAACAAGGCGATCTCAAGCCTGCTGATCAACATGGCGATTTCATGAGCCCCGCGGAAGCCCTGGCATCGCACCGCGCCTTCATCGCCGCGCTCGGCGAGACCGTCACCGTGCGCCGCTATAGCGGCACCGGCGCCGGCCGCAGCGTGGTCGAGGCCGACGCCGGGGCGCGCGTGACGGGATATCTGCCGCAGGAACTGGTCGGCGAGATCATCCAAGGCGACAGCAAGGTGATCATGATCAACGATCCCGCCGCGATCGTTCCGGCCGGCAAGGTCTCGCTGGCTTCCTTGCTGCCGCTACGCAAGACCGACCAGATCGTGATCGCCG